TATGCGTAGAAGAAAAGGAGTTTTATATGTGTTTAGGCGGTAGTAGACCAAAACCACCTCAAGAGCCACCTGAGGTTAAAATGGAACGTGAAGCAGAAAAAGAAAAAGAGCAGGTTAAAACTGCTGAACTCAAGCAAGATGCCTTAGAAGAAACAGTTTCAAGAAAAAGAAAAGGTACTGGCAGACGATCATTACTTACTGGTTCCGGTGGTGGTATAGGTTTTTACGATAGGTATTCTGCATAATGCATGATTTAGCTAATAGTTATATTGCTAAATATGAGAAAGCAAAAACTATAAGACGTGAGTTTGAAGACTTGTATGATGAAATATTTGAGTACTGTCTACCACAACGTCAAGGTTTTAAGAACTACACTCCCGGTCAAAGAAGAGATGATAAGATATTTGATGAGACTGCAGTAGTTGGTGTTCAAGAGTTTGCATCAAGATTGCAGTCAGGTCTTGTTCCTAACTTTGCAAGATGGGCAGACTTTGTTGCAGGTAGCGAAGTACCTGATACTGAAGCAGACGAAGTAAATAATAAACTAGATAAAGTTACAGAATATATATTTGAGGTATTACAAACCTCTAACTTTGCACAAGAAATACATGAATGTTTTATTGATCTAGCTTTGGGAACAGCAGTTCTTTTGGTTACAGAGGGAGATGCAGTTAATCCTATAAGGTTTCATTCTGTACCATTACCACATGTTGTTCTTGATACTGGACCTGATGGAAGAGTCGATCATGTATATAGAGAACGTGAATTAAAATATTCTGATCTTATGGTTGCTTATCCTAATGGTGTATTTAGTGAAAAAGTAATTAAAAAAATGCAGGAATATCCTGAGTCAAAGTGCAAGTTATTAGAGGTATCATGTAAGTTATATGATGAACCCAATGTAGAAAAATATACTTTTATGGTTATTGAAATGTCAGACAAAGACTTAATCATGGAAGAAACATATACTGGAGTAGGTTCTAATCCATTTATAGCTTTTCGTTGGAGTAAAGCTAGTGGAGAAATTTATGGGCGTGGTCCTGCAATCAATGCATTAAGCGCAATCAAAAGCGCTAATCTTACAATAGAATTAGTATTAGAAAATGCACAGATGTCTATATCAGGTATCTATCAGATGGATGATGATGGCGTAATTAATGTAGACACTATTAATCTTGTCCCGGGAACAGTTATACCAAAGGCACCTAACTCACAAGGATTACAACCTATAAGGTCTGCAGGAAACTTTGATGTAGCTAACTTAGTTTTGAATGATATGAGAAATAACATCAAGCGTGCATTGTATAATGATATGCTTGGCGATCCTAATAAAACACCTGCATCAGCTACAGAAGTAGCAGAACGTATGGCAGATTTATCTCGTAAGATTGGTTCTGCATTTGGCAGACTGCAAGCTGAGATGGTTCAACCCGTACTTCAACGTGTAGTTTATCTTTTAAGCAAGCAGGGTAGAATAGAAATACCTACTGTTAATGGCAGAGAAGTAAAGATAAAGAGTGTTTCTCCTCTGGCGCAGGCACAGTCTAATCAAGACATTGTTTCCCTAGATAGATTTTTAGAGATGGTTGCAGGTCGTTTCGGTCCTGAGGTCATTAATCTCCTTGTGTCCTCCGAGGAAACTGCCATCTATCTAGCCAAAAAGTTTGGTGTGCCAGACCACTTAATTAGAGATATTGGGGAAAGGCAACAGATGGTTGAGATGGCTCAACAGATGCAACAACAAGGAACAGTTGAAAATGTCCAAGCACTTAGGGGTTGATGGATACCCTCGAACGCAAGAACAAGATCATAAAATCTCCCTCGACTTAGCCAGTACATTCAATACCCCGAGTGGACTGGCTACGTTGCAGTATCTTAAATCAATAACCATTGAAGCAATATCAGGTGCAAACATAACTAATGAAGAGTTAAGGCATCTTGAGGGACAAAGGTATTTGGTAGCACTAATAGCAAAACGTATTCAACATTCTGAAAGGATTAAATAATGCCCTTTGCAACTAAAGAACTAATGGAAAAAGAAAAAGAAAGAATGAAAAAAAAAGCTGAAGAAAAGAAAAAGAAAGAATTAGAGAAGAAAAGAAAGCGTAAAGCTTTCATAGAAAAAATGAAAAAGAACTCACAGAAAAGTTATAGATAACAACCATAAGAGGACAATATGGCAGAAGATACTTTACTACAAGCAGAAGCACCTACAACAGAAACTACCGAACAGCCAACAGTTGAGGCAACAACAACAGAAGTTGCACGACCAGAATGGTTGCCCGAAAAGTTTACCGATCCTGCAGAAATGGCTAAAGCCTATGGGGAACTAGAGGGTAAGCTTGGCAAAGGTCAAGAAGAATTAAGAAACACAATGCTACAAGAAATGGAAGAAGAAGCTTTTGCAGAACGACCTGATACTGTAGGCGATTATGTTTTACCTGATACATTAGATGAAGCTGAGGCAGTTGATAATGAATTACTTAATTGGTGGTCTAATTACTCTTGGGAAAATGGCTTAAGCCAAGATGAATTTGCAGAGGGTATTGCAAAATACGCAGAAGCAGTTCAAGGAACACAACCTGATCTTGAAGCTGTTAGTAAAGAGTTAGGGGATAACGCAACCGCAAGAGTTGAAGCTGTTCAACTTTGGATGAATAAGTTCTTTCCTGATCCTGCAATGCAAGAGGCAGTAGCAGAATTAGGCTCATCTTCTGCAGGAATAAAAGCTTTAGAATATGTCATAGAACAAACTAAATCTACTTCCCCCAATCCTACTGCGCAAGTTGCAGGTCAAATAACACAGTTAGATGTTGAGTCTAAGATGAAAGACCCTCGTTATTGGCAACAAGGAAAACGTGATAATGCATTTATTCAAGAGGTAAACAATGACTGGAAACGTCTTCACGGGGGTGGGTAAGTACGGAGATGCTCAAATTGTTGAAGCTAAACCTATACATGCAGAAACTTTACAACATCAACTAAGACCTACGGATGCTAGGGAATGTTTGATAGCAGGAGTTACACCTTGGCGTGCATTGATGTCTCCCTTTGGACAAGAAAATCATGAGACTTATACTGCACTAATAGATGATAAACCCGTTATGATGTTTGGTGTTGTACCCGAACATGAACTTGTTGGGTCCATATGGATGCTATGTAATGATGTAGTAGACAAATATCCAAAAACATTTTTGAAGTTTTCTCCTGCAATAGTTGAATATTTTCAGAACCAATTCTTTTTATTACAGAATGTATGTCCCGTAGAACATTACAAAACGCTTACATGGTTAGGTTATCTTGGCTTTATGATTATGCCCAAAGCAATAAATAAAAATGGGTATAACGTATTACGATTTGTGCGTTGTCAAGAAACTGAATATGTGAATATGTATGGGGATACACAGCCCGGAATTAGCTGATTGCCCTAACGGATAACAAGTCGAAGCGAATAATGGATAACTGATAGCAACTTAAACAATTAATCTGCTTTTGCAGGGAAAGGATTAATGATGGCTAATACAATAGACACAGCTTTCATTAAGCAGTTCGAGAGCGAGGTGCATCTTGCGTATCAGAGAATGGGTTCTAAATTAATGAACACTGTTCGAAACGTAAGCAATGTTGCAGGAAGCGTTGTTCGTTTCCAAAAAATCGGTGTCGGTTCTGCTTCAACTAAATCAAGAAATGGTATGGTTACACCTATGGAGTTAGCGCATACTACAGTCGAGGCAACTCTTCAAGACTTCTATGCTTCTGAATACATTGACAAGTTAGACGAACTCAAAACAAATATTGATGAACGTCAAGCTATTGCAACAAGTTCAGCTTCAGCATTAGGTCGTAAGACTGATGAAATACTAATTACTGCTATGGATGCAGGTGCAAACTCAACTCAATTACATGATACGAGTAGTGCTGTAGAAAAAGCAGATTTGCTTTCTGCCTTTGAAACATTTGGTAGTGCAAACGTACCTGAGGATGGGCAACGTTATATTGCTATGCATCCTAAAGGTTTTGCTGATTTATTTTTAATAAATGAATTTGCATCATCTGATTATGTTGGGGATCAAAACCTACCATATGCAGGCGGTATGACTATGAAAAGCTTTTTAGGATTTAACATATTCTCAACTTCTGCAGTAACAGCAGGTAAGAATATGGCTTATCATACAAGCGCAATCGGTCTTGGTATTGGAGCAAACGTTACAACTGAGTTGAACTACGTTCCAGAAAGAGTTTCACATTTAGCAACATCAATGATGTCCATGGGTTCTGTCGTTATAGACGATAACGGTATCTATGAACTTCTTGATAATAATTAATAGGAGGTAGACATATGGCTTATAGTGCAAGTGGTCTTCACAAAATTGGTGGTGCAAGTGGTGTGAACCTTTGGATTTACCAAACAACAGATGCTATTGCTACAGTAAATACTGCAGGCTATTTTAATAACTCTGCAAACATGTTGAATGTAAGAGACTTGATAATTGTTCAAGACACTAATACACCAACAACAAGTTTTGTATCTGTGCTTTCTAATACTGGAACAGTAGTTGACGTTTCAGACGGAACTGCAGTAGCAGAAACAGATGGCGATTAAAAACTTATGGCTTCAACAGCATCCGACTCAGCGTTAGATATTGCATCAAGGGCGTTAGTTCTGATTGGTGCAGAGCCAATCACTTCTTTTGAAAGTAGTTCAACTGAAGCTTTGGTTGCATCTAACATGTATGAGGATGTTGTTCGGTCTTCACTATGTATTGCTCGGTGGCGATTTGCTACTGAGCAATCTGTATTGAACCAATTAACAGAAACACCAACTGGTAGATTTGCTATTGGTCATCAGTTACCAAGTGATTTGTTAATGTTACACACAGTTACAGTGAACGATAATCGGATAGGATATACAGTTTATGGAGACAAAGTTTTTTCTGACTCTTCAACTAACGATATATTAATTGCTGATTATACATACAGAGCAACAGAAACAGATTTTCCATCATATTTTTCTTTAGCTGTTCAATACTCACTAGCAGGTGTGTTTGCTACAGCAATAGCTAGAGATGATACTTTGGCGCAATTAATGGATGGGAAAGCAGATCGTTTGATGGCTAAAGCTAGAAACCTAGATAGTCAACAGCAAACAACAAGGTCGCTTTCAACAACGAGGTTTGCAACTAATAGGCGAAGTTAATGGCAAGGATTAGGATTCCACAAAATAGTTTTCAGTTTGGAGAAATAAGTCCTGCATTAACCTCAAGAACTGACTCTCCGATATATACTAACTCTGCAGAAAAGGTTAGAAACTTTTTTATTAGAGGAGAGGGAGGAGTTGTTAAAAGACCGGGAACAAAACGTTGGTATAATTTTGATAGCAGTCCATCATATTCATCAAGCTTAAGGCAAACACTTAGAATAGAACCATTTATATTTTCAGATGATGAACAATATATTATTGGATTTAGTAATACACAGATAGATATATTTCAAATAAGTCCTACTGATGCAACAGTCTCAAAGATACAGACAATAACATCTCAATCATGGTTAGTTAATACAGCATCTAAACCTTACCTAGAAGAATATACCTTTGCACAACAAGGGGATATAATGTTTATTTGTCATCAAACAATAGGTACAAGAAAGCTTACACGAACAAGTCTTACAACATTTGCAGTATCAACTTTTGCGTTTGAAACTTCAGTAGATAGCGAACATATATTCCAACCTTATTATCCGTTTCAAGGTCTTGGTGTAACAATAACATCAAATGGAACAAGTGGTAGCGGAAGAACTTTAACTACTTCAGCAAATTATTTTGTATCAGATCATGTAGGTGTGTATTTAAAGATAGGAGATGCAGAAGCTTTAATTACTGGATTTACAAATGCCACTACAGTTACAGCAACAATACTTGGAACATTAAGACATCAACTCGATAATGATGCGCTTAAAACTGCAGAGGGCAGTGGCACTATACAAGTAACTCATGCATTACATGGATTGGCTGTAGGTGCATCAATAGTTATAGATAGAGCAGGTACAGTAGGTGGTATAGCTATTGGTAATATAAATGGCACACGAACTGTTACAGCAATAGTTAATGAAAATGTATATGAGTTTACAGCAGGAAGTAGTGCAACAGCTACATCTTCTGCAGATGGTGGTGGTGCGCCAAGAATAGCAACGGGATCAGCAACAACAGAATGGCAAGAGCAAAGTTATTCTGCAGTACGTGGTTTCCCGGGAGCAGTTACTTTGCATCAAAATAGATTATGGTTTGCAGGAACTTTAGCACAACCTGATGGTATATGGGGATCAAAGACTGGACAATATTTTAACTTTGATGTTGGAACTGCAGAAGATAATGATGCTCTTGATTTGACTGCTAACGTTGGAGAGATATTTACTATACGTCATTTAGTATCTAATAGAGATTTACAAGTATTTACCACGGGTGCTGAGTTGTTTGTTCAAGCACCAACAGATAAACCAGTAACACCTGCTAACGCACAGATCAGAAGACAAACACCTTATGGTGCATCTTTTGTAAGACCGACTGTGTTTGATGGTGCTACATTATTTATTCAAAAAACGGGTACAGCATTAAGAGAGTTTTTATTTACAGATGCAGAAGCATCTTATACTTCGGTAGCAGTTTCACAACTTGCACCACATTTAATTGTAGACCCCGTACAGCAAACATCAATTAAAGGCGCTTTGAGTCGCTCTGAGTCCTATGATTTTATTTTAAATAGTGATGGAACCATTGCAGTCTTTTATTCTATCAGAGGCGATAATAAAGCAGGTTGGTCTTTATGGGATACAACGGGTAAATGGCACTCAATATGTTCAGTACATGAAAGATTATTTGTTGCGTCTGCACGAGATGATGGATCGGGAACAACAAAACTTTTCTTAGAAGAGTTTCAAGTCGATATGCCTATGGATTTTTGTAATGTATTTAGCGCATCTAATAGTGTTTTTGGCAGTTTAACATCTCATTTTTCTAATGGTGCAGTTGTAAAAGCGATAAGCGGAAATGATTTTCTTGGCGAGTTTACAATAGCAAACGCTGAAATAGATGCGTCATCTGCAAAGTCTTCTGTGTCTACTGGGTTTATAGGCTATGCTTTCACTCCCCTCATTACCACCCTACCAGTAGACGCAGGAGTTCAAGGTGGTCCATTAACGGGAGAACCAAGACGAGTAAATAGAGTTGTATTAGATTTAAACTCAACGCTTGCGGTATCAGTAAATAATAAAGATTTGGTTTTTAGAAATGTTACAGATGATATGTCTAATGATCGAATTGCAATAACGGGCAAAGAAGAATTTAGAATACTTGGATATAGTCGTGATCCTAGAATTTCAATATCACAAAGCTTTCCGTTCAGTTTACAAATAAATGGTATGATTATGGAGGTATCTTTCTAATGAGTTTGATGATTGCTTCAGCAATATTTAGTGCATATGGCTCAATACAAGCAGGTAAAGCAAGGTCTGCAGAAGCAAGAGCGCAAGCAGAACAACTAAGAGTTCAAAAGGCACAAGCTAAATTAACAGCAATGCAAGAGCATAATATCAGGTCTATGAATTTAAGAACCTTAAACAATATAAATACTTCATTTACTGGTGTTATGGGTAGAGATAGTGGAAGTGATAGATCACTTAAAGCAATAAGAGATAGGGCAACAAGTGAAGCAAGAATAGCAGAGGATAGAGCAAGATCACAATTTATTGCAGAACAAGGTCAACGTACTATGGGAATACAGCTTGCAAACATGAGAGCAAGCAATGCAAGGAGAATGGCGTTAATAAATGCAGGATCAACATTACTTACTGCAGGCGCTAAGTATTCAAC